TCTTCGTAACTGGATTCTTAACCTTGATTGTATGTGCAAGTTTAGGCATCGTATCAAAGAACTTCTCAACACCCTTGAACTGGGAGGAGTTCATAGACTCAAGGAACTCAGTCACTTCTTTCTTAGTACAGTCAGCAGTGGCCCATACATCTTCTTCAGTGCAGATAGATTCAATACAGGATGCAATCAAATCAAATGATTGATCCATTTGATTCTTACTTTCAAAGTCAAAGTTGTTCTTAATGAATTGATCCAGTGATGGATACTTCATTACCATCATAATTTGTTCATCAAGTTGAATCTTATTGGTATGCTCATCATCCTTCTGAACCTGGATATCATCAATATTAATCGTCACAGGAACCTGTGTCTCACCGTCATCAGGACAAATGATATTGACTTCAATTTCTTCACCAACAGACTTACCACGAATATTTAAAAACAAATATTCAATATCAAACGTAGGAAGAGTATCTACTTTGATACCTTTTGTTTGAATACAGTTTTTGATGACAGTTTTGATTGCAGTTGTGATCTGCTTTGTGTCTTCACTCTCTAGAGCGATCACAAGAACCTTTTCTTCTTTTACAAGGAAAGGTCTGTACTGAACAGTCTGTCCTGTTGATGGCAACTCAAGTTCATAAGTTGGCGTAGCAATCTTTGGTAAAGGCATAATGACCTATAGATGTATTTCAGTGTGATTATTTATTGGGACAATTGCTCTTTCAATTTAAGAGCTTGTTGTTGTCTAGTAGTTGGATTATTCGGATCAAAACGTTCACCAGCAACTTTTGTAAATGATTCGCTGAATATTTTACTATTGAAATTAGTTTGTACCTGTGGAATATCAAAATTTAAATTAGGATCAGAAAGATTAAAATCACTTGGTGGTTGTGGTTGTGGTTTGTTCTGACCAGGTGGAGTAGCTGCTTTCGTTGGAGTAATGGTGTACCTTATATACGTCATCGACACTGTACACTTTAACAGTTGAGATGAGTCATAAGAAATAGGCATCGAGTTAATTGATATGGGAAATGCCTTCACAAAATTATAAGTCAATCTAGATCCTGTTTTACTAGAGTCCCTCTCAAACTTTGTGATCTTCATTCCAGAACAAGTATAATCATCTGGATAATTCATTCGATAATAATATTCATCAGCCTCCTGGTCTCCAATTCCATCACCAGCTCCAGTGATGTAATCCATCCATGCTTCAAAGAAACTAATAGTAAGATACTTATCAGACTCAACATAAAATGTAAAATCAATTCTATCATCAAAGACTCTACGGTGAGCATGTCTCTCTGTTACGCCAGTCCTATCACTAGTCTGCTCAAGTGTTGCAATACTTGATCCAGGAAGAGATGCCTCTGTGCAATATAAATTTAAGTTCTCCTGATCCCCACCAGAAAGTTGTATTCCCTTTTTTGCCAAAGCACTTCTAAAACCAGCGTCACTCCGTGGTAATGCAAGTTCCAAATAGTATTGTGAAGTGAGCGAAGGTCTTCCCAATAGAGATTTAAATCGATCTATTGATACTGGTCTAGCCATCTATAAATAGTTTCTGACTTTATATACTATGTATGGGAGAAAGTATAAAAAGTAAATACAAACCTTCGTTTCCTAGGAAATATAAGGGTAATCCCAACAACATTATATGTCGTAGTAGTTGGGAGCGCAAGTTTTGTCGTTACTGTGATCTAAACGAGAACATTCTTGAGTGGGGTAGTGAAGAATTTTTCATACCATATGTCTCACCAGTTGATAGGAGAGTACACAAATACTTTCCTGACTTTATTATTAAGGTAAAGGAGAACACAGGTCATATCAAAACCTATGTGGTTGAGGTGAAACCAAAGAGACAAACTCAACCACCAAAGCAGAGAAAGAGAGTGACCAAATCATATCTGTATGAGTGTAAGACCTGGGAGGTCAATAAAGCAAAATGGAAAGCTGCAGTTGAGTTCTGTGAAGACAGACGAATTGAATTCAAAGTAATTACAGAGGACGAACTCGGAATCAAATGAACCGTATCGAACCAGTAAGACAAGACATTCAATCAGAGACTAATGTCGATGACAGAATGGAATTGATCATGTATGCGCTGAATGATACTGTAACACCTATACCTGAAGAAGGAAACATCTGTACATTCAAATACTTTGCG